GCCCAGTCACCAAAAACGAGATATATGGGTTCAAGGACCAAAGTCCCTCGATGCCTGTATCAATGTTCTACATAAAACGATTCACGGGATCAATTTGTTTTTACCACTCATGGAAATGGGGAGAAGCAATTCTCCCCATTTCTTCTTAGTTGAACAAAGTTCCGAGATCATCCCCAGTTGCCACAATGCGGACTGGAATGTAGATGAATTCAATCGCTTGAACCGGCTGGATAGCAATATCTACCCAAAGTTCCTGACGATCAATTCTTTCCGGAGTATTGTTAGATTCGTCACAAACAACCACAAAGTCAAAGAGACCTCTGAGACCAACTAGATCTGCGAGGAATCGTTCAAAGGTTGTCTTCACAGAATCACGAGTCTGGAAGTCGTTTGGCTCAAAGAGGAACGGCTTGCTCAGATTATCCAAATTGTAACGCAGGTAGTTGATCAAACGAGCAACATTAATGCGATCCAGAGATGTATCCAAACTATGGCGCGTCTTCTGACCATACACCACTAGACCACGATTTGGAATGAACGCAATCGGGTTAATCTTGTTGGAGTAGAGGATATCACGCTGACCATTGTTCAAGATAGCAGCCTTGAATTCACCCTCATCATCCAGATATCCAACACTACTTGCGTTGGTAACAAGACCACGAGTGAAACCAGCAGGTGCCATCCACTGATAGCTCACACTATCATTGTAGGCCATGGTTCGAAGAGCAATAGTGGATGGTGGAACCATGATTTCGTTACCATCAACGTTCGTGCTCAGACCCCATGGATAGTACATTCCAACATATGGGTTGAAAGTGCTAACGCCAGTTTCGGTATTGCCATTTTCAGAGTTATTTGCAAACTCCGTGATAGCAACACCTGTTGCCTTCAAGCGGATAGGAGTATCAGCGACGATAAACGATACTTCCTTCATGTCAGTGTTCAGGGTTACCATTTCATCAATGAGTTCAATGTAACCAGGAGCTGCCAAGAGGTTGAAGTAAATCGTTTCTGCTCGGATATCTTCATTGGAAGAAATCGTTGCGGCCAGTGATCGAACAATCATTTGACGCTGCGCACGACGACCAAAGAACGGAACACCGTTTGTCTGGAAGCCTGATACGTTCGTCCAGCGTCCAGTCTCGCTGTTGTATTCCTTGACATCATTGGTTGATGCGGATAGGTCGAACAGTCGCATACCTTCTGGGTAGCTTAGTGGCTGTGTCGTTTCAGCTTCACCAAATGCAATACCATCGATTGGGTCAATGTTGTTTTCCACGTTGATAGCTCTCCAGCTACCACCGGAATAACGATACATCTTTGGATAGTTTTCCATATCCGAAGTATCAACCCAAAGATCGTTCTCAACCAGTGGAGCGCCACCGGACTGAACACTTGGTGCCGACCCCAACAGAATTACTCCGTTGGCATCAGTTGCGGGATAACGGGTTCTGTAAGAGACCCAATCACCGCCTTGGTTGACCTTGACGTTTACTGATAGATTTTGGTTGTTGAACCAAAGAGTACCGTCTTCTGCTGGGCGAGTTGGTTCTTCTGAACCCGCTTCCTCATTTAGGGGAACCCATGTGGCAAGCTCACGATCATATCGCAGGAATTCAAAGACCGCAATGTCGTCTTCGTGACTTACAAATACCGAGCCTGGAACCGTGGCGAGCGTTGCTGTTCTAGCAACGCTGTAGATTGGAACAAGGGTTTCATTCCAAATACCAGTACCCGAGTTGTAAGTCTTTAGAGTCCAGGTGGCGGCAGCACTAATGCTAGTCACGACGTTGGGAGTGTTTAGAATCAAAACATCACCAACTTCACCGTCTTGTGGGCGGAATGGATTGTATCGAAGATCTAAGTTGGCCGATGCACCAGTAGCAACCTTTGCTGTTTTCCAAGCAGGGGTTCCAACAACATACCAATCACCACTGATCTGCTGGTATAGAACCTTCTTGGAGAACAGGACCACCATGGCAAAATCACCATCACTGGCGTCTGCTAGAAGTGGAGGCTGTTGACCAGGGAAGATTTCTGGGCTTGCTTCGTCCAAAGACTCTTCGGTATCGACGATCCAAAGGTCACGTTCCGTCCATTCACTTCCAGTGAATTCATAGATACCCCAAGTATTGTTTTGAGTATCAAGCCAGTTGGTTCCATTGGCGGCATCAGCTCTTGGCTCAGTTGATTGAGGAGTAAGCTGACCGTAGTCGATCGCAGCGCGAATCACAAAAGCGCGATTAGCAATACCAAGATACTGGTAAGCGGCATGAAGGCCGTATTCGTTGAGCTCATAACCATGAACAGAAGATCCGTTCCTGGTGTAGAAAATTGGGTTACCAAACGTCTGGAGGAGTTCGCGTTGGCTTGTAATAGGATACAGCTTGTTCGCGTTCTCAGGCAAAGTGCCTTCGGCCACGCCAGCGCCCGAAGGCAGTGACTTGAATTCATGCGTTCCAATGATGATCAGAGGAATCGTGCCTTCACCAGCCGTTGCGTAATTGGATTCGTCGGTTACGGTAACAGATGTACCGGGCGACACTAGAGGAAAAACCATAAACCAGCCCCTTTTGCAATCGGTG